GACGGTCATCACCGTGTCGGCGATCGAGGCGGTGAACGCGGTAGCCAGATCGTCGAACGGGTTGTCGCCGACCGGCGGGCCATCGGCGTAATCCGGGCCGATATTGTCATCGACGAAGGACAGCGTGGTCGTCTGGCCGATATAGCCGAATGCCTGCGTATTGTCGGCCTTGTAGATGCGGTAGCGCGTTGCGCCCGTTGCTGCTGTCCAGCCGAGCGCATTGACGTTCTTCTTGAGCGTCAGATCGTTGGTTGCGCCGACGCCGGTCGCTGGGCGGCTTTCCTGCCCGCTCGCATCGTCGACTGCGGTCACGACATAGGTGGCCAGCTGCGGGAAACACGAATCGCCGGTGGTGACCGAATTGCCGACAATCGGCGTCACGCCCAGGCCGGCCGGCGCGACGAGCGTCGGGCTGAACGTCACGCTGGCAAAAGTCCAGTCCGTGTGCGAGGCGCGCGTCAGCCTGGTCGGCACATGGTTCAGATGCGCGAGATACATGATGTTGGCCGATTGCTCGAAATCGACCTCTGCCAGCTCGCCGCCGTTGAACGGCGAGCCCGTGCGATAGATGCGGGCAACACTCATTCGTCAGGCATCCTGTCCTTGATGTTGTGCGACAGCACGCCGGCCGAGACATAGGTATGTGCCTCGGCCACCGTGATCCTGGCGACCCAGGCCTCGCCATCGGGCAGGCCGAGATCGCCCATGCGCGTCCAGCCGCGACCGTCGCACCAGAAGCGGTGATCGGCGGTCGCGCGGGGAACGCCATCGGCGGCCAGCACCGGCTGCCAGGCGAAGGAAATCGCGGCGACCGGATAGTCGCCCCATTCCAGTGTTGTCTCGTGGCGGGTGCGCAGCATCATCCCCGCCTCGAGGAACCGCGCCTCGATCTCGCTGCCATCGGCGAGCAGGATCGGCGTATCGTCGGCAACGCAGAAATTGCCGCCGCCGCCGCCTCCGCCGGTTGGTGGCGGGGGCGGCGGTGGTGGCGGTGGCGGCACAGGCGGCGGCGGTGGCGGGGGCGGCGGTGGGCCGGCGCGCGTCGCGCCCCCGGCGTCGGCGGTGAAGGCGCCGAACCCGCTGGAATCCACATCGACCGCGAAGTGGCTGATATCGGGCGCGCTCACCACGCGGGCGATGCGCCCGTTCAACTCGATCATGCCTTCGACGCCGTCGAAATAAACCTGATCGCCGACATCATAGCCGTGCCAGGCGGCCTCGATCATCGTCGTCGCGCCGCGCACGATGCCGGCGATGGTCAGCCTGTCCTCGAGGATCAGCCCGCCGCTCGCCGCCGGGCGCATATAGCCCTGGCCCATCTCGAGCACATAGGTCTGCGCCAGCGAGAACTGGAACGGCATCAGCCGCACGCCTTCATCGGCATAGACCTCGGCGACCAGGCGCGTGCCCGGCCGCTTGGTCACGCCGCCATATTTGAGCAGGATGACGTTGTCGGCGCGCCTGAGTCCGCTAGCATAGGCCGCGACGTCGATCCGCGCGACCAACTCGTCGGAGATGACGCCCTTGGAGAAATTGGCCTGGCCGGTCCGCATCGCCATCAGCGTAGCCACCGCCCAAGCGCCGCCCCCAGCCGGACCAGCGCGACCGCATCCAGCCCCACGGCATCATGCTCGGGCTGGCGATTGCGATCCTCGGCGACGGCGCGCTGGAACGATAATTCGGCCTGTTGCAGCAACTGCCCTTTCATCTCGCGGCTGTCGCGGATCGGCACGGCGAGGCGGGCGGCCAGCGCAAAGGCCAGCGCGTCGATGAACATGCCCGGCATTTCGCCGTCGGTCACATCACCAGCGGCATATTCCAGCACCGCATTGCCGAGCTGGGTGTAGAGAATGCGATTCTCGACGATGAAGTCCGGCGCATAACCATCCGCCGCGACCAGACGCAGCGGCGTCGCGCAGCCGGTCGGCAGGACATAGGCATGCGCCCATTCCGCCGCACGGTCATTGTCCGCCAGTTCGGCCAGCGCGACACGTCGATTGGCGAACGACCAGTCGTGCCGCTCGAGCAGGATCCGCAGGCATATCGGATAGTAGCGCGCACATTCTCGCGCCTCGACGGTGTCCTCGGCGATGTCGATGATCGACGCCGTGCGAAGTTCGCCCAGCGCCAGGTTGCAGGTGGTGATGCTGATGGTCATGTCCGCTGAATTAGCGGCGTGGGACGGGCAGTTGAATCAGGCCCTGCTTGACATGCACGGAACCCTAACCTTTGATGGAGGATTGTCATCGCTTCGTCACACAGGATTGCCGCCCGTGCCCATCGTCCCCGCCAACGGCGTCGAGCTCTATTATGAAGAGACCGGCAACCCGTCCGATCCCACTGTCCTGCTCATCATGGGGCTGGGCACGCAGCTGATCGCCTGGCCGGACCCGTTCGTCGAAGGGCTGGCGGCGCAGGGCTTTCATGTCGTCGCCTTCGACAATCGCGATATCGGCCTGTCGACGCACCTGCATGGGGCGACGGCCGTCAATCCGGTCTGGGCGATGCTCGCAGCGCGCTTCGGCCTGCGCTTCCCGCTCGCTTACGAGCTGAAGGATATGGCGGCGGATGCGGTTGGCCTGCTCGATGCATTGGGGGTCGGACAGGCCCATATCGTCGGCGCTTCGATGGGCGGGATGATCGCGCAGCACATCGCTGCCAGCTGGCCCGACCGCGTGCTGAGTCTCACCTCGGTGATGTCGTCGAGCGGCGCGCGCGGCCTGCCCGGCCCGACGCCGGCACTGCGCAAATTGCTGATGGCCAGCCGCCCGGCACAGCCGTCCCGTAAGGAAGCGGTCGCCGCGGGCGTAGAGGTGCTGCGGGCGATTTCCTATCCCGACAAGGCACGCGCGGCCGATGCCTATGAGTCGATGGCCGGCCGTGCGTTCGACCGCAGCTACGATCCGATCGGCGCAAGACGCCAGCTTCTCGCCATCCTCGCCGATCGCGACCGCGCGGCCCGCATCGCCGCGATCGCCGTGCCGACCCTGGTGATCCACGGCGCCGCCGACCCGCTCGTCCCGCTCGCCAATGGCCAGGACACCGCGCGCCGGATTCCCGGCGCGCGGCTCGAGGTAATCGATGCGATGGCGCATGACCTGCCACCGTCGCAGGTCGAGACGATGGTCGATTTGATCGCCCGCCACGCCGGCAGCGTCGGGGCGATCAGCCAGGCGGCCTAGACCGATCGCGATGGTCATCGACAAGCCTGAATTCTGATGGAAGAAGTGGGGGAACGGGCGGGACGGTCCGTTCCCCCGGGGTGCTGTCAGCGCGTTGCGCGCGCTCGCGTGGCGGTATCCGCCGGCACCCAGGCCGCGCCGCGTGGCGCAGCTGTCGAGAAGCGCACACCGGCAGGATGCAGCACGCCATCGACATAGACGTCGTGCGGCGCGGTCCAGCTTCGCGCTGCGTGCGCTCCGTCCCCCTCAGCCATTGGTCTGCAGGCCCGCGGCAATGCCGGCGGTGATCTTGCCGGTGGTCGGCGTGGTGCCGACCAGCGTGTATTTCAGCCGAATATAGCGTTCGGCCGTGCCGATCGGCAGGGCGTCGGGCAGCAGATGCCGCGCCCCCGCCTGCAGATCGGCCAGGGCATAGGTCGGCGAACTGAACACCGTGGTCGGCGTCGAGAAGCCGCTATTGTCGTCGGTCTCGACCGTCACCGTGACCGAGGTCAGATTGTTGAAATTCTCGACGATGCGGATCGCGATCGGGGCGGTCGCGCCCCTGCCGACGTCACGGGCGATGGCCGTCGCGGCGCCGAACACCGTCCCGGTCTGGCCGAGATCGATGATGTTGGTCGAGGCCGCGGTAGCGGTCACGGCCTGCGCGGCCGAGAACAGGGTGGTTGCATCCAGGATCATGATGATATCTCCGATTTCTTAGCTGACGACCGCTTCGGCGTTGATGAGCGCATCGGTCTCGCGGATCGGGATGCCGCGATAGGACATCACCTCCTTGCCCTCGAGCTCCATCGGCGTCAGGCGCACGAAGCTGTCGACCGCGCCCTTGTTGGTGGCGAGCGCATCGAGCGCCTCGAGCATGTCGCGGTTCATGTAGATGACCGTGCGGCCGACCGCCGGCACATCCTGCATCTTCGGCGCGCGGCGGGCCTGCAGCTTGTAATAGGCCTTGCGCAGGAACTTGTAGAGATCGACCGTCCCCGCGGCGACGTCGCTGACATCAATGTTCGCGATCCGCGCGTTGAAGCGCCAGTCGCGCACCGCAACGCCGACATGCTGCCGGAACAGCTCCTCCTTGACGTAATAGACCGCGCCATTGCCATCGAACGTGCGCTGCTCGCCCTTGTCCTCGCGTGTCACGCCGGCCTTGGTGCCCTTGGGGTGAAGCAGCGTGGTGTAGGCATCGCCATGCGTGACGAACCAGATCGAGGTGTTGTCCGATCCCGCGCCGCCGGCATTGACGATCTGGTTGCCGGCACCGCCGCCGCCGATCTTGCCATAGCGCGCCGCCAGGCCCTTGAAGCGCTCGGGCGTGGTCGCGGTGTCGTGGTAGAAGAATCCCTTCTGCACCTCCTGCGCCATCGCTTCGAGATAACCGCGCGCCTCGTTCAGCCGCACCGCCGCCGGGTTGGGCGAGATGTCGAGCAGGCGCGTGTCGACCGTCGACAGGCCTTCGACGAAGCCGGTGGTGTCGTCGACCTGCTGGGTGGTCGACTTGGACTGCGGAATGCCCTGGTAGAGCATGCCCCAGGTGACGGTCGGCAGGCCGGTGCGGATCATGTGGCGGTGAAACGTGCCCATGTTGCATTCCGCGGTGACCGCGTCTTCCATCAGCGGATTGAGCTGCCGCAGCACCTCGACCACTTCGCCGAGCTGGGCTTCCTGCCCGCCGGCCGATTTGTACATGTCGATGAGATTCAGGAATGTATTGCCGATCGTGGCCATGGCTTACTGCCCTTCCTTGGGGTGATCATGGGGATAGAGCGTCTCCGCTCGGTCGCGCCGGGTGCCCGGGATGCCGCCGCCGAGAACGAAATCATTGTCCTCGGAAACGGCCTTGCCGACCTTGACGAAGGCACGGATCATGTCGGGATGGTTGCCCAGCCCGCTCTCGTCGAGCAGGTTGCGGAACGCCGATCCCTTGGTGAAACCGAGCCGGTCGAGCGCCGAGGCGGCGGTGGCGATGGTGTCGCCCCATTTCGCTCCGCCAATCTCCGGGTCGGCGCGCGCGGCATCGAGCCACGCCTTGCGCTCGGCCTGGACATGGCTGAGCAACTGTCGGTTGGCCTGGTCCTGTACGCGCTGCGCGAACTGCGCCGCGACCGGCATCAGCTTGTTGGCCGCAGCGTTCGACAGGCCGAGCTCGCGGAACACCGGCGTCGCCTCCGCGATCGCCCCGGCATCGAGCG